GTCAGGTTGGTACAGCCAACTCTAACCTCGCTGGTTACGATCCTGTTCTGATCTCGCTCGTTCGTCGTGCCATGCCTAACTTGATGGCATACGAAGTCGCTGGTGTGCAGCCCATGTCTGCTCCCACTGGTCTCATCTTTGCGATGAAGTCCAAGTACGACTCACAAGGTGGCGCTGAGGCTCTCTTCCAAGAAGCATTCAGTAAGTTCTCCGGTTCTGGTAACACATCCACTGATGCTGCTTTCTCTGCAACTGGTGGTGTTGATCCTCTGGGTACTGTTGGTGTTACATTGGGTAGGGATCTCACTCTCGACGCTTTCCGTGCGATGAATACATCTGACGGTGAAGCACTTGGATCTGATGGTGCTTCTAAGTCCTTCAGAGAAATGGCATTCAGCATCGAGCGAATCGCTGTGGAAGCCAAGACTCGTGCTCTGAAGGCTGAATACACCACAGAACTCGCTCAAGACCTGAAGGCTGTTCACGGACTTGACGCTGAGACTGAACTCGCTAACATCCTCAGCACCGAAGTTCTGACTGAAATCAACCGTGAACTCATCAGAACTCTCTACTTCAAAGCCAAGACAGGTTGTCAAAGCGCCGATCTGACGGGTTTCTCTTCCGCAACTACTAATGAGCAAGTTACCGGTGCTGCTGGTGGTGTGTATGACCTCGCAGTTGACTCCGACGGTCGATGGAGTGCTGAAAGATTCCGTGGTCTCATGTTCCAAATCGAGCGTGAAGCCAACACCATCGCTAAGGAAACTCGTCGTGGTAAGGGTAACTTCATCGTCTGCTCGTCCGATGTTGCTTCTGCCCTCGCTATGGGTGGTTTCTTGAACCTCACCCCTGCCATCAACAACCAGTTTGAAGTTGATGATACTGGTAACACCTTCGCTGGTGTTCTGAATGGTAAGATGAGAGTTTACATCGACCCATACTCCAAGTTGGACATTAACCATGTTCTCGTTGGTTACAGAGGAACCAACCCATATGACGCTGGTATTTTCTACTGCCCATATGTTCCTCTGCAAATGGTGAGAGCAGTTGGTGAAAACACCTTCCAACCGAAGATTGGCTTCAAGACTCGGTATGGTATGGTTGCTAACCCGTTTGCTGATAGCACCGACTTCACCACTCGT